CCATCAATAATAAATGAAGATTTAATTAATGAACTTATTGTAGAAGAAAAACTTTGGAAGGTATTAAATTGATTAGTGCATACCTTTACTCTCATGATGGACAAGACTATGCAAATGACAAATGGGACTATGGCTTGTTAAAAGAAGTATTTGATAAGTATGAAGTAGATCAAATTAAAGTAACTTCTATCCCCAAAGCAGATCGTGGTTTTGTAGTAGTTCCTGGACCTCAAAACCTTGGTCATGAAGAAGATATTAATACTCAAATACAAAACCTTTCAAGAGTTGTTTTATTTATTACGGGGGATGAAGAGGGTAGGTTTAATATAAGTAAGATTAATCATTCTAATATTGAAATATGGATTCAATACCCTCACGAACAGCACAAACAGTATAATAAATTACCTATTGGTGTGCCACAACATTTAAAGAAGTTTACCCCCGAATATCCTTCTAAGGATATTGACTTATATTTTGGTGGACAAATAACACATTCAAGAAGACAACAGTTAGCCAAGGCTATGCATCACCAACCAAATGCTCTTTTTAAGCCTACAGCAGGGTTTGCACAGGGTGATAGTCCATCAGACTACTACCGCATACTATCAAGCGCTAAGATCGCTCCAGCACCCTCTGGTGCCGTAGTTATAGATTCATTTAGATTTTTTGAAGCAATAGAAATGCTATGTCTTCCAATAGGAGACAATGTTGATCCAAACGGTAATGATGTAGATTTTTATAATATTTTATTTGGATATGAAATTCCTGTAAGGCTTGTTTCTAATTGGGCTGATCTGCGTTTTCTTGTTCCTGAGTTATTGGGTCAATACCCTCAGAATATGCACAGTGTGGTATGCTGGTGGATAAAATATAAAAGAGATCTTGGAATAAAAATTATGAGGCAAATAAATGAATAAGAATGATGTAACTATTATACTTGCTACATCTGTTTTACCAAGCCATCCAGACACACACATAATTGATGAAACTATTAATTCTCTTAGAGTTCATTTTCCTAAAAATGAAATAATAATGCAGATAGATGGATTAAGAAAAGAACAAATAGATCGTGAAAATGATTACAATGAATATAAAAATAAAATTCTTTGGAAATGTTTGCATGAGTATAACAACGTTCTTCCAATAATTTTTGATAAACATAGTCATCAAAGCACTATGATGCGTAAAACTATTAATGAAATTCAAACATCATTGCTTCTTTATGTTGAGGGTGATACGCCATTAACTCCAGACGAGCCAATTGATTGGCAAAAGTGTCTTGATTTAATTGAATATGAAAAAGCAAATACTATTCGTTTTCATTTTGAAGCAGTGATACCAGATCCACATAAGCATTTAATGTTTGGAATTGAAGATGGATTTATGAAAACTTCTCAATGGAGCCAAAGACCACACCTTAGCAAGGTTTCATATTACAGAGATGTAATCCTTCCTCCACTTGAAGATAAAGTGTTTATTGAAGATACAACTCATGGAAGAATACAAGACGATATTTCTCCATATAATAATTTTAATAAAGAAGGTTGGGATAAACATAAATTATGGATATACCATCCAGAAGGAAATATTAAAAGGTCTTATCATTTAGATGGTCGTGAAGGTGGAAGAAAGTTTACTTCAGATGATAATGTTTGGTTTAAAAAACAATGAGAGTAGGAATTATAGCCAGATCAGATAACACTGGTCTTGGAAATCAAACAAAAGAACTTGTTGATATGTTAAATCCAAGCATCATATTATTAATTGACTCAACTCCATTTAATAAGAATAAACAACATCCAGAATGGTATAAGGATTATAATTGCATCAAGTCAACTGGATTTCCAAGCCTTCAACAAATTAAACTATTTCTTAATCAAGTTGATGTTGTTATTAGTTGTGAAACATTTTACGACCAAAACTTTGTAAAATATGCACAAAGACGTGGTGTAAAAACTATCCTTCAGTATAACTATGAACTATTTGGTAATCTTGCATCGCCAAACCTTCCACTCCCAAACATTCTTTTATCTCCAAGCGTTTGGCATATTGATCATGTAAACAAACTCTTTGGTAAGCAATCAACAGTAATGCATTTACCGCCACCAACAAATCCATCAATTTTTTCAGGGGCTAAAGAAATAAACATGTCTAAAGATCATAATAGAATACTTCACATTGCTGGTAAGAAAGCAGCAAAGGATAGAAATGGTACGGATACTGTACTTGAAATGCTTAAATATTCTAAGGCAGACTATGAATTAGTCATAAGAAGCCAGAGTGAGATAGAGACAGACGTAAAGGATTCAAGGCTTACAATTGAAATAGGCAATCCTGACAATAGGGAGGATATGTATAGTGGGTTTGATGCTATGGTGCTTCCTAGACGTTATGCTGGTCTTTGCTTGCCTATGAATGAGGCTCTTATGAGTGCCCTGCCAGTTTTCATGACTGACATAGCACCTAATAATTATATTTTACCAAAAGAGTGGTTAGTTGAATCATCATTAATTAGTTTGTTTAGAACAAAAGTTAGAATTGAATTGTTTGAAGCAAACAGAGAAAAACTAGCAAATCAAATTGATGAATATGTAAATAATAAAAATAAAAATGATTATAAAGAAAGAGCCTATCAAATAGGCATTGATAATTTTAGTCCAGAGAACCTTCTTAATAAATACCTAGAAGTTATTTCTCATATCTAGTTTTTGTTATAAACTGATTTCTAAGTATATTATCTAAGATTAGATCAAATGATGTATCTGCGCTGGAAAGATATATATGCTCTTCCTTTTTTAAATTGTATGATTTTAAAACTAAAGGGCCTTTTGTATAAACCTTAACATCTTCCATCTCTTTTCCTCCAACATTAAATAGATTCCCATAAACAGATCTCCATAAAAATTGGTCTTGATTCTTTAATACTTCTTTTAGTTTTTCTTTTTCCATCATCATGGGAACGTGAAGTTCATAATCTAAAGCATCTTCAATTCCCAAAGAAAGAACTTTTTTATATGTTGCAAAAAGTTTTCTTGTATATCCAGAGTTTGAATTTATTTTTTGATATAGGTTTATTTTTTCTAAAAGTAAACCACCATGATAGTTATCTATACTGTCTATCTTTTTTATGATATAAAAATCATCATTCATTAAAACAAAAGATTCTGATATTTCTTCTGACTCTGTAATGGCTTTTAAGTTATATAATGCATTTTTGTATTTTGTTAATTTTTGATCAACTTTTATATAGTTTCCAACATACCAGTCTGGTTTACCACCAACAACCCAAATATTTGAGTCTGGGAAACTTTCAACTACAGACCTAATTGAATATCTTAGTTCCTCATTGATTCCATCTTTACATATATATACAAAGTCCATGTTTCCTCATTATAAAAATTAAGAAAGGCGAACTTATTTTAAGTAAATTCGCCCTTCCTAATTAACTAACTACTTCTTTTTAGCAGCAGCCTTTTTCTTTTTTGGTGCACTCTTAACAGGCACAATCTTACTAAGAGCATCTGAAATTGCTCCTGTGTCTGGCAGTACGCCAAAAGCCTTGTCATTAGGATTGAGTGCTCTCAATGCAACTGGTGCAAGGGCAGCAACTAATGCAGCCCAAAGATCTTTAGGATCTGTTACGCCAGCCATGTAAAGTGCAATAACTGATCCAAGAACAGATCGTCCATATGATGCAAGCATTGCCTTTGTTTTATCGTTTAGTATGTTATTCATTATTCCTCCTAGGATATAATTCGTGTTATCGTTGTAAAGCCAATCCATAGACCAATAATTCCTGCGACTCCCGCAAAAACTGGTGGTGCTGGAACTGGCAATTTGAATGCTGCGAACACGACACCGCACCCAAAACCTGTTAGTATAGAAAAAAATATCTCTTTCATTGTTTAACCTTTAATCTCTGCATCTGGAAGCAATGCCATAAGTTTTTCTGAATAGTTGTTTAGTCCTTTATTGCTTAATTCTTTAGAAACTTCTTTTATTACTTTTTGTGATGTCTCTATATATTCAAATGCCCAGTCTCTTGAATCAGATAAAAACTTTATGAAGTTTTCTTTATGTATGTCTTCTCCAGAATCAATATCGCTTACTTTGGTTTTTAAAAATAACTCTTCAAGAGCAGAGTTTTTTAGATATAACTCTGCCAACAAAAATTGTGTTTTTTTAAGTTTAGAAAATATAGAGATATAGGCTATTCCAAAGGACAAAGCCAGGGTACCTAAAAATATTAAGAACATAGTTTCCATACTATCTATTGTACTATACCAATGCCCATATTAAAAGTCATCATCTTCAATATCAAACAAGTCTAAATCAGCCAGATTGCTGAGTTTTGAGGCAAAAAATAAACTAAATGCAACAAGCATAGATATTCCAGCCACAACCAAGATTATTACTCTTTTTTTCATTTTACTGCCTCTCTAGTTACCAGCACTATGGCTCCATTATCCTCTAGTGCATTCTTTAATTTTACTATGTACTGTAGTGCTGCTATTTTTTCATCATGTACCATTTTTAAAAACTTATATTCGTTTAGTTTTATAGTCAAGAAATGATCATTATCTATAATTTCAACACTAAAGTTTTTAGGTACCTGTATAGAATGAACTGCTCTACGCATTTCGTTTGTATACATATTACTCCATTGTTAAAGACTGCCAAGTGTTTGACCAGTCTTGTTTAGATTTGTGCTTATTAAACTCTCTTGAAATTTCTCCAGTTTCAAGGTAAACACCTCCCCAAACTCCCCACTCTTTTCCAGATACTCCGTTAGCAAAACATGTTTTTTTAACAGGGCACTGCCTACAAAGTGCGTCAACATTTTGTCTAATTCCTTCTTCATCTTCATACTTATCAAAGTATAAGTTTGTTTCAAGACCTAAACAAGCAGCCTCATCTTTCCATAAATGCTGCTTCAAGATTACTCCCTATACTTATTTGGAATATCCCAACCATTGCGACCTGGTGTGTATATTTTATGTAAGTACCACTTATTTTTTATTCTAATTCCATTTACAGATGTCTTTGCCATGTCTGATTCTTTTAGATCAATGACATTCCATCCATCCCAAACAAGATTATTGTTTTTGTTTACAATTTTATCCATTGTATTTAAACTTCTAATAATCACTTTTGCTCCCCTAATCCAATATCATAATGATATCTGTTACTATCTTCTAAAGTCCACTTTGGACTATCTTCAACATCCCACTGACGCTCATTAATCAGTCTATCAATTACCATTTTTCCATATTTAGTTGTAAACGAAGGCTCAAACAGTAACACTCTATTGTTAGGCTGTACCGCAAAGTTTCCATCATCTCTTACAATAACATGTCCACACTTATGTTGTCCAGGACTTTCTGAATATCCATGATCAAGAATATTAGACTCAGGATTGTGCCAATCTAAAGTAAATAAATACTTTCCATGAATTTTTGTTTTAGTGCGATCAATATATGACATCTTCATGTTTGCAAGATTAGCAAATTTTGTTACTGAAACATATGGACTAAAAGAATTCCATAAAACTAGATTATGAATATCTTCTTCAGGAACTCCTGGTTTTGTGCAAAAAGCATTTATTGGCATTCTCCACCAGATTCCTCCATCTTCCATTAAGAAATGAAACAAAGGACTTCTATTTTGAAGAGTTGAAACTCCAAAGATTACACAAGGAAAATATTTGTCATGACTATCTTCTTGATTGCGTAGAAAGTTTCCTCTAACGTAACACTCAATAGGAGGTATGTTTGCATTAAGTTCTGGCATATTAGTACCTGAATATCCCTACTTCAATATTTTTTGACTCAGCGCTAGAAACTAATCTAGACTTTGACTCATTTGGCTTACTTAAAAAAGCAAAATAGTTTACTTGATTCATATTTGTATCAAGCCACGAAGGTGCAGTATTATAAAACTTAATTTTCTTTCCTCTAGCCTT